CTAGCGTTGTCATAGACCTCAGCGTTGCCGAAGACCTTAGCGGCGCCGGAAACCTTAGCGGTATCACAGACCGAAGCGTTGTCCCAGACCTTAGCGGCGCCATAGACCACGGCCTCGCCGAAGACCAAAGCGTTGCCGAAGACCCAAGCGGTGCCATAGACCCTAGCGTTGCCGAAGACCCTAGCGTTGCTATAGACCACAGCGGTGCCATAGACCTTAGCGTTGCCATAGACCTCAGCGGTACCATAGACCCAAGCGTTGCCATAGACCCTAGCGTTGCCACGGACCACAGCGTTGTCAAAGACCTTAGCGTTGCCGAAGACCCTAGCGTTATGAAGGACCCAAGCGGTGCCGGAAACCTTAGCTTTCCGGCCGATGTAGGCACTATCAACTACGCGGGCACTATCAGCTACCCAGCCGCCGCCATTGGAATGCTGATGCGCCGGTACTGGGCCGGCGCCATCGAGAAAATTATAAGTCATTGTGTTGTTCATCATGTTATCATTATAGCGCATTTTAGGGCATTTGTCTATCAAAATCGACGGTAATTTTATTGCTTTGTTGAGATGCTGTAAGCAATAATATTACTGGCGTACCCGGCTGGACTCAAACCAGCGACCTACTGCTTAGAAGGCAGTTGCTCTATTCGGCTGAGCTACGGGTACTTGAAGGTAGCCGATTACTGAATTGGCCGAGCGTCAATGTGCTTACATGCTCGTCGGAAATTAAACCCGAGGCAGGTGCATGTCCGTCGCCCATTCTCTTCAGTAATTGTATAGACCTGATTCTTGGAGCCGCTGATCGTCCAAGTTTTAACCGAATGATCGGATGCCATTGGCAGCGGAACAGGAACAATTTCGGACCCTCGCCTAATCTCAACTACATCCGTCATCGCCAATACACGCATCGGAAAAAACGCATCGCCTGTAGCAAGATTGATGGCCTGATTTTTTTGCCAGACGGGTGAAGTCATATACGCTCCCGTGAAAGTTTCGAATTCAGGAACGAATGTGCAATAACCATTTCTCATAGGAAAAATAGAATTTTTACACTTGACCGACAAAGTTTCGCCGGGCTGAAAGGATGTCATTTGGGTTCTCTTACGTAAAATAAAAAAAGTCGATTATCATCGGGTCAAACATTATGACTGCTTTCTGATAATCGACTGAGTTAAATTGGTCGGCGCGCTAAGGATCGAACTTAGTAGAAACGGTAATCCACCGCAAAGGCTTTATAAGGGCCTCCCCCCACCCATGGGTCACGCCGATTGTTTGCTACACGGCCACAGCCGAAGAAGTCTTGACTCGCTTCAGAAAGTCAGGGATGGTGAGATCATCCTCGAAAACCAAGGACGCGGCAGGCGCAGGCTTCACTACAGGCGCTGCCGCATCAGTCGGCTTCACCACGGGCTTCACGACGGGCTTCACTGCGGGCTTCACCACGGGCGCTACCGTCTTAGTCGGCGCCACTACAGGCGCTACCGTCTTAGCCGGCAACCCAACGGATACGTGCCCGGTGCCAACGGATACATATGACTCCACCTTACCGGAGGGCCCACGAACCGCCTCTAGTAGAAGCCCACTTCGCCGAGCCTTGAATACGGCGCTACGTGCCCGGCGCGCAGTGCCGACCATCGTAATAAGCTCAGCCATCATAACCCTGCCACTCTTCGCCAAAAGGCTATTCAGCACGGCCACCTTATCTTTAGCGTTCATCTTAACTACGTTACTCATTCTCTTAGATTCCTCTTGTGTTCTGCTCGAAAAGAACACTACGTTCCTTTCATCATATTATCATACTAACACATTTTAGGGCATTTGTCTATCAAAATCGACGGTAATATTATTGCGTTGTTGGTCCGAAATAAGTAACATTGTTGGGTTAATTGATAATGCAATCAAGCATAATCAATACTCCAACTATCGTGGAAAAGAAGAATAGAAATACCGTGCCGTCAACGAGTGCGGCAAGATAATTGAATTGATTTTTAGATTTCTTTTTCATCATATTACCATTATATCGCATGTTGGCGCATTTGTCTAGTGAAATCATGAGTAATTTTATTGCTTTGTTGGCCTGCAATAAGTAACAATATTACCGTAATATTATTGCGCCGTTGAAGTGCTGTAAGCAATAATATTACCTCACGAAATTTTAAGGTAGTTGACTGATAAATGTATACATTTCATTTATCAGACAAAAGGTGTATTCACGCGAATTGAGCCATGTACGGAATCCCTATGACCCACGGTTACTACTTCACTGCGCCGATGGAATCCATACACATTTGCGACAATCAATGAATTTGCGGGAACGATATACGGCTTTTCGGTAAGACCCATCTCACTTAGCTCATTCTCGAATACTCGAAGAGATCCCTCGACATGCCCGTAGGTTCTTGCGGCCTCCAATTTATATGTGGCTAACGCAATAGATTGTTCATATAGAAACTTCGCGCGGCCGCGCGTGAATATATGCGATCCAGGCACGTATACGAAAGGTCCATTCTCCATTTTCACCTCGTCTGGAAAATACCACCACTTGATGCATGGGAAGAATGTATCAGAATGTAAAATCTTCTGTACATCACCATCTTTGGGCACATTTCTCAATCGCTGAACAAATGTATTCTTCGCATACAAGTCATATACTTCTGGGCTAGCATAGGCCAGACAATCGAATATTATTGGTTTCATGTAGCTCTCATTGAGCATGATATTGAGTGCGATTGACTCCGTATTGAATGATATGATGTTAGACGAAATCTTCATCATAGCTTCTGGCATTTTTTGGATTTCATCAGTCACTCTATTACGTAGTGTATTTTCCAGGAAATCATGAACGACCACAATACCATGCTCATCATACTCTTTCGAATATTCCGTGCGGTATTCGGTTTCAGCCCTATGCATATTTCTAATGAGGTGAGCGAAATACGATCTTACCACATGTATTCCTGCTCGGCAAGTATGATCATCGCAATTGAGTCGAGTAAAATCCTTTGTTGAACTCAGTAGAACATCGGCGCTTGCTTTTGGAGCTAGAAGCTCAAATGCTTGCCGAGCGTAATCGCGCACATCATCTCTAGTGCGACTACTTTTCGCACTGAAGATGATGTCTTCTAGCCGCGCGCGAATGTCGCCCGAGACATCACAGAATTCTAGAACATTATCAAGCATCTAATATTGTCACATTCTTACAATAGGCCTGGCATTCGCGAAGAAACAGCATATCATGACGATAACCAATATAAGGTCCGTCGCAATATTTATCTCCCAGAAATACAATGCGCTTATTAGGATTGAAAATCAGCATACTCATTATGAAAGCACTTGGCGCAGCATATACAATATCGGAATTATACATATCAATCCAATCGGCAATACTTGATTGATTTGATATCGTATACTCTGGGTATGTTTTTGCTGCTAGATCGGGATCGTCCGAATAGATGACTAGTGCATCGGGACCATCAGCATGAGTGACGCGGTCAGCGCGGGCTATAGTCAGAAGATGCCTATATGATTCAATTGAAGCAACGTGTTTATCCTTACCACGAATATGAATACCAAGACGACCAATAATATCGGGATTGGGTGAGATGTTGGCCTTAGGTGTAAGCCAGCGAAAAATTTTGTCTCTATTTTTGAAGATGTACTTAGCAGACCCCTCTACCCAATATGGTGTCTTGCGAATCGTGTCAATTTCAATTATTCGACAGTTCACATCAAAGACATCCTGTAGCTTGTTTGTCGAATCATATGATAGGTCGCCACCTGTATTTACGCAGATAATTGGTTCTTCGTCGCTATTGATAACCGAAATTGCGGTCGCGGCCTGAAGAATCTGGACTCCCATTTGTCCGCGAACATGAAGACGAATAGTATTCATTGATTTACCTCATTCATAATAGACGAGAATCTGGATGTTCGTCGCTGAATATACGAGAATCTGGATGTTCGCCGTTCAAATTCAATAGCTGCTTATACGTAATCGTGGAAATATTACTATTGGATGAGGGCATACGACGTAGCGCAATATCTGCTTCATACTCATAGCATAGTAAAAAATCGACAGTGGGATTATTAGACACTAGCCAATTCAGATATCGCGTGCGGCCGAAATTATCTTCATGACGGGCTCGGGTGTTTGGGCCATAATTGATAGTTCCATCGTATACATTACTAACAGATTGACCAACATCATTCAGCATGAAATCAAACCCCAGCCCAATTACGGTAGTCGCTCCGTGCCGAATAGCTTCAATCATTGCATTCATACCCGCATTACTACGAGGCTGATTTGGGTTGCATTCTTTTGGTTCCCATCGTTCGCTAAGTGGAGGAACAATGAATCTATTCTTGGGAAAATCACTATTTCGAATCTCCTCTATCATTCCGTCATCTATCGCAATTAGATAATTCGGCAGGTCATAATTTGGTGCATATTCTCGATATAGCGCATTGCATCCGTATATTGGACCGAGACCAATGAGTTGGCGAAGATTAAACCCTAATCGACTTGTTCCATTGGCAATTACAAACGCAATCATTCCGGCCAATCTTTAGTCATATTAGGAAAAGCCAATGTCACGGCCTTACGAGAAATATTAAGGGCCTTATCTTTTACCCGCAATATCAGTTTAGCATCATCGCGATCAACAGATTCAAGTACCTGAATGAATAGCTGCTCGCGTTTAATCTGTGTAATATTTCGATTCTCTGGGCTATCGACAAAATATATGAACATACGAACGCATTCGGAATATAGCTTACCCTCTTGATCCGCAGCTTCATGTAGCTGCTTATAGGGCGGCGCGCCGGGCGGGATCATCCACTTGACGCCAGGATCAAGAGCATAGCCAATAATAGTCTTTAGTGCAGCACTACTATTCTTTCTCATAACGTCAGCCTGAGCTTCGTCTGTAGTCTGCTTTTCTATTTCGAGAATAATACTCGATAGTGTTCTAATCATTAGAATTCTCCAATATGTTCAGTTAGATTGCCTAGACGATAGCGAATAAAATAATTTAATATCTTTGATCGAGGTGATGGTGTCTGCGTAGCAAACTGAGTGATCACTTCTTGTTGAATGGCCTTCGGGATCTTATCGAGATTGATTAGTTCCTCATTTCTCTTATAGTTGCGTAGCATTTCGTCATCGCAAAAGAGAGTAGGATCGAGAATAGACCATTCGTCCAGCTTCTTACGCATCACGGGCTTCTGGCGCTTATCGGAAATGAAAGTATCATCGTCAGATAGAAAATTAGGTACGCCATCGCCACGGTCGCCAAGCATGATATGCTCGCGTAAAAATCTTTCGGGATTATCTACGCTGATATTCTTTTTCTGTACCGGCGCATATTGATATACGTTGGCATATTTTTGAAGCTGAGCAAAGTCCTTATCGCCCGACACAATCATAATATTTTCTCCGACGTTTCGCATGGTCTTACCATATTCATGGCACAGCGAAGCTATAACATCGTCAGCTTCGGCCCTAGGAATTTGCAAAATCTTATACGGCATATGCTCACCAAGTTCATCGCGTATTGTTCCCAGAACATTGAATAACGAAGTCCAATCGACGGTAGAAGTTTCTCTCATCTTCTTACGATTGGCCTTATAGTGCGGAAAAATATCTTTTCGCCACACATCATTGGAATCGCAGCAGATTATCATCTCGCCATATGATTCTTTGAATTTACTGCGAAGTAACCGAATGTTATTCAATACCATATAACGTATTGCATTCTCATCTATATTTTGGGATGCACCACTGAGGCGAGTCAGATATACCATGACATTGGCAATCATAACTTGTGAGAGGTCTAGAAGAATCATAATATGGGTATTTCATGTTATAGAAGTTAAGAACGAATTTACTATGTCGGTTTCTTTGTTAAGTGATTGATTATTTCAGTCGCAGTTAGCTGTAGAGGGTGATGAATATCATGCGTCTTATATAGTGCTGCACGAAGGAATTCTATAGCTAGCGAGAAGCCCTTTTCAAATTCACCATCATGAATATTGATGCCATTGAATAGTAATTGCATAGCTAGAATCGTTGCATTGTCATCTAGAATCTGATTTATGCGATGCTTCTTAAATCGCTCAGAAGAATCCTGTAGGGATGATAAGCGGCGCACTATCCTATCGACAGGAAAAGAATGAACTACATTTGACGTATCGCGCATTTAAATGACGCGAAGAATGATAGACGATTCTCCCATACGCCCATTACACTTGGTGGCCGCGGATCGTATGGCGTCAAATACGCGAGTAACTGCTTTAGTTCCACCAGTCATGATATTGGGCAATACCTCCGTAGGCTTTCTTAGCGTCTTGGCAACAGAATTAATATCGTGAAAATTCTGCAAGGAAGTTCCCTTGACTTGCAGCCCGCCACGATCAAGCGCCACATAATGCTGTAGCTTTCTGTATTTAGTATTGAATACCCACAATTCATTTGCGCCGACGATCTTGGACGGATCGATACTAACCAGCTTCAATTCTGGGAATTCCT